AGGATGTGCCCTTGTACATCACGGAAGGATCCAAAAAGGCCGACGCCGGCGCCCAGGCTGGGCTATGCATCCTCAGTGTCAACGGGGTTTATGGTTGGCGCGGCCAGAACGATCTAGGCGGCACGACGACGCTCGCTGATTGGGAAGATATCGCGCTCAAGGGCCGAACCACCTACATCGTCTTCGATAACGATGTGATGACCAAGCGCGAGGTTAGAAATGCACTCATCAGGTTGGCGCGATGGCTGAAAAAGCGCGGGGCTAAGGTTCACGCGATCGTCCTCAAAATCAATGGCGTCGACGACAAACTCGGCCTCGATAATTATCTCGTCAAGGGCAAAGCCAAAGAGTTGCTGTCATGCGTCGACGATTCGGTTCTGAGCCTAGAGCAAGAAAGCATCCGCGTTTCGGGACGACCCGGCACGGAGATACATGAAGAAGCACTCGCCGCGCTCATCGCCGCCAACGATCCGCCGACAGTGTTCGTCCGTGCCGGCGAACTGACGAAGATCATCGACGATGGCTTTTCGCCGCCCAAGATTGAAGACCTTGGCAAATCCGGGCTTCGCAACCGGCTCACGTCGTGCGTCGGTTGGCACCGACTAAAGCCAGAGAAGGACGAAGTCGTCCGCGTGCCCGTGCCGCACTGCCCACCGGATGTCGTCGAGCACTTCTTAGCTGAACGCCACTGGCCGGGCATCCCGCATATCGCCGGCATCACGTCGCACCCGATCCTGACGCCAAGCGGGAAGATTAGCTCTGAGCCTGGATACTGCGAAGAGTCCAAGTATTACATCGTCGGCAACGCACCGCCGCCATGGCCGGGAACGCCCGAAAGCGCCGTCGATTTCCTGATTAACGACGTGCTCGTCGACTTCTGCTTCAAGGATCACGCTTCGATCGCTCATGCCCTCGCGCTGATGATCTTGCCAGTTGTGCGGCCTGCGATCGACGGTGCAACACCGCTCCACGTTATCGACGCCCCGATCATGAACTCCGGTAAGTCGAAGCTCGCGGAAGCCTTACTGCTCGTCACGCAACCCGAAGTAGAAGGACAGGGCGCACCCAAGACCGAAGAGGAGTGGACAAAGAGCCTCGTCACGTCGCTGCGCTACCTGCCGTCATACGTGTTCTTCGACGACCTGGGCGGCAAGCTCGAGTCGAACGAGTTGAATGGCGTTCTGACATCCAAACGATGGAGCGGGCGGCTGCTTGGCACGAACGACAAGATGAAGGTCCCGATCACCGCGGCATGGATCGTGACTTCGAACAACATCAAACTGTCCCCCGACCTTTCTGAGCGATCCATCTGGATTCGGCTCGATACCGGTATGCCCGACCCAGGACGACGAACAGAGTTCAAGCACCCCGACCTTAAATGGATTCGCCGCGAGAACGCCAAGATTCTATCGGCGGTTCTTTGCATAGTCGAGCACGGCGCTAGGAAGAACTTTCCGTTTACTGGTCGCAAGCACAACAAGTATTCCGAATGGAGTAGCGTGATAGGCGGCATTCTCGAAAGTTGCGGAGTTACCGGATTTATGAGCAACTTCGACCAGATGCGAATATCTGCCGATCCGATTTCGGACGCAGTGAACGACTTCATTTCCCGCGTTTGGAATATCCACCGCGACGCGCCGATGTTCGCCAGTTCGCTCGTCGAGCTCTGGGAGATCAATGAGGAACTGGCCGGCCTGATTTCGACGGCCAAGGACAAGACGAAGGCGTTCGGGCGGCAGCTCGCCGAGCGCAAAGACCGGGTTTTCGCGGTCCCCGAGGGCGAAGACGGCACGCCGATCTATTTGCGGCTAACCACTCCCGACCGAACGGTCGAAGGCAAAAGGATATGGAAACTGGTCCCGGAAGTGGTTTCTAACCACCCGGAAAACACAAACCACTGCCCTAACCACTGCCCAAATCAGACTCAAAAAGTGGTTTCAGGGGTTTCAGGGGTTTCTTTTGAACTACGCACGTATGAACGCACGCATGAGCGCACACACCCGCCCGAGCAGGGGCCAAATGAAACCCCTGAAACCACTTTAACCCCTGAAACCACTTTCGACCCGATCACAGGAAACATCATCATATGAGCACTCTCGCCATCATCCGCGCTTCCGGCGTGTGGCCCACTCTCCAGGGTGACGGGCTCGCGCTGCCGCCTGCCACGCCGCCCGGCATCCTAGACCAGCTCCGCGAACACAAGCCCCAGATAATCGCCACGCTAAGCGCGGAGATTATGGATGGCATCAACTATAGCGATAGCCCGTTATATGTTTTACTGAGTCGTCATTTCGATGATTGGTATATGCAATGCGATAGTGATGAACGCACGCAAGCATTAAGCCTATTATCGAAATGGGATGAAGCGTTATGGCTCGACCTGACGACGGGCGCGAAACTCGTTACCGATGAGTGGCCGATCATGGCGCGGCTGATGGAGAACCGGCCGCTATCGGGCAAAGCGCTGGTGGCGGCGGCGCAGTGCATGGCTGACGCGATCCCGAGACCGATCGCGGTTAAGCCGGCAGAGCCGCCGCCAGCGCTTTGCCTGATAGCAACGCCATCGTTCACGGTTCCGAAGCCCGAGCCAAGGCAGGAAGGCTTCGGCTTCTTCGACCCGCTACCGAAGCCGGCGCAACCCGCCGCGCAGACCGCAGGAGGTGACGCCAGTGTGTTCGATTGAGATACGGCATACGATTTCATACTGGGGGGGAGTATATGCATGAGTCAAGTACGAATCAAGGCAACCGAGGGGCCAGATTTAATCCTGACCCGAAGCGAGGATGGAGACATGTGGGTCAATCTCGGCAGCGCGTTCGACAAAGCCGCTAGGTTCTGCACTCTCACCGGCGGAGGCAGGACACCCAAGACGCTCGCGGCGCTCAGGGGACTATTCAAGGCGATGGAAGAAGAGGCTTCCGCATGAGCCCGCGCATCATGGCGCTCGGCACCGAGTGGGCGTTCTACGGCACGAAGGCGAAGCTCGTCATGCCCAAGCGCCCCGACGCGGCGGACCCGGAAGCGAGCCGCGATAAGAGCGCTGATGCTTACTTCCTGGTCGAGGACGCGCTGATGAACTATGCCAGGGCGAACAAGGGCAACCCGGCTTATGCACGGCGGCCGCGCGGGATCTTAGTGCGGCTATTCCGTGAAGGGCTCAGGGTGACCCGCGAGGAGTGGGAGATCGCGAACGTCGTGATGATGGACGCGGTACGGATCGAGAACGAGCGCGCTAAAGCGTTTGAGGCGGCATGAAATGATCTACGTTGACCAACCAGACAAACCATTTGGCCGAATGATGATGTGTCACATGATTTCCGATGAGCCTGACGGATTCGTTGAGCTGTGCGCGTTCGCATCAAAGATCGGCGTGAATACACGGTGGATTCAGAAGTCGGGGACGTGGAAGGTTCACTTCGACATCTGCAAAAGCAAGCGGGAAAGAGCGATTGCACTTGGCGCGGTTCCAGTCTCGAACAGGGAACTGTCGGACATGATGCGGGCGAAAATGGCGACGGTGGAGCCATGAAGATCGATCGCAACCAGAGAAAGGGGAATACGCCGACTCAAATAATGCCGAAAGCCACGCAGACAGTCAAGAATGGGAACCAGATGCAGCGCGCTTCGATCCCAATCCGATTTCGATTACCGCACGATGCTCGAGTCCGAAACCAGGGCGCGACTTGAAGCGTTTGAACGAAAGAAGAAACCGCGCTGAAACTTTCCGCCAACCTCTACCGTATGAATGTTTGTAATCTGCCACGGTGGAGTGCGTCAGACGGTAGCGACGCGGCAGGTTCAAACGATTTGGCGAAAGCCTCAACTAACCCTCATAAACAAAACAGGGACCCGATAAAGACCGCGAGAGGATTGACCCGGCCAGGCACGTTGTACCGGGTGTGCGAGGTGAAGCACGTTAAAAAGCAAGTGAAGACGTGTCGCGGAGGGTCCCGCAGTTTCGGCAGATAGCCTCGATTCTATTTCGGATCGGGGCTATCGCAATTCCGACGGGCTCACTCACCCCTTGGCTGGCTCCCTCGCATATCCACGGCCAAACGAGCCCGTCGGGACCACCTTGGATCATGTTTTCATGTGGCCAAGGGTTTTGAACCTGAGAACGTGGATGGAAATCCCGATTCAGGTTCAAAGCTGGCATGTGATCTGGCCACGTAAAAGTTTTTTCTCTCCCCCCAAACCAGGGCCTGCCGCCAGTGGACAGGCCCGCCCCTTTTCAGGTGAACACAAATGGATCTAGGAACAAAAGCTCAAGCCTTTATCGACGAGTTCGTATCTCAGGAGCGCCGATGGCAAGCTGGGGCGGAACTTAAAGAAATGTTGGACGGCTATGCCCGCGAAGCTGTTGAGTCGCACGCATGGGTACAAGCGCGGCGCACGTGGTGGTCACGGCTTAAAACCATTTTCGCCCACTAACCCCTTCAGGAAAAGAAACCATGGCAAAGATCAAAGTTCAGTTCGTAGCCGGCCGCGAGATCGTGACCGACCTTCGCGGCGATAAGTTCGTCGGCAAGGAACAAGGTGACCATCACCGCACGATTGCGCAGATCGTCGACCCGCCCGAAGAGATGATCGCGCTGGTTCTGGCCGAAGCGCCGAAGCTCAACGCGGCAGCAGAGGGCATGTTCGACTTGCTCGAGAAGATCGGTCTACCGAAAGACAAGATTCTCGACGGGCTCGGAATCATCATGGGCGAAGATGTGGACGACGCGGAATATGCCGCCGTTCAGATTCGGGTTTACGACAACTGATCGCCTATGAAGGAAAATACCATCCGCGCGATTGGCAACTGCCACGGCCGCATGGAAGCCCGATATCCTGGTTACGACCAGAAACCGGCAGGTGAACGCGCATTGCTCGCGTTCGCAGATCTTGAATCTATGAAGATCCGGGAGTCGGGAAACAACCGCGGCGAGTGGGTTGAAGTCTTCCTAGAGTCCGCCGGCGTCGGTCCCGGTAACCCGTGGTGTGCATCTGCGCTAACATTCGCTTGCAAGGTGGCCGGTTTAGCCGTGCCCACGGGACCCGCAGCGGTGAGAAACTGGCATCAGTGGTTCAAAGCACGCGGGAAGCTCGTCAAGACGCCAAAGCGCGGCGATGTGTGCATGAAAGACAGCGGCGGCGGGAAAGGTCATATCGGGATCGTCGTTCGCGTTGTCGGGCCGCTCGTCTATTCGATTGAAGGGAACACCGGCTCGGGTGACGCAGGGAATCAACGCGACGGCGACGGTTTGTATCGCAGGGTTCGGACCCGTGGCTTTTGGTCGTGGGGTTTCGGGAGTCTCGGGTGAACGACCCGCAGCCGTTGGTTATCCCGCCGGCGGTATGGATCGGCATCGTCTCTCTGATTATCATTCAGGCGTTGGCGTTCGCAGGGTTTCAGGTTCGGCAGTACATCAAGTCCACGAACACGGCCAGCAAGGACGACGTAAACCATCTCGAATCCAAGATCAACGAACTCCTAGCATGGCGCGAGGATCGGACGCAAAGCATCTTGGATTACCACGGTCGCAACGAGGAAACGACGAAACGGATGGCAGTCATGGACGAGCGGTATACGAACATGATGGGCGCGATCGAGAAGCTCGACCGAAAGATCGAAACCAGCGTATCCCGGCTTGAAACCAAGTTCGATCAGTTGTTAGACCGGTTGCCGAAGGGGCGAGGAACATCGAACTAGATGCCATTGAGCGGTTCACGGAGAGCATCGACGCACTCGGGGACAAGCTCGACGGCATCGGCCAGCCCAAGCCTCCAAAGTGGTTTTGGCCGGTGCAAGCTCTAAGCCTGGTTGCTATTGGAGCAGGTTGTGTCGTCGCGGCCGGCGCAAGGGCTGAAGCCAGATCAGCACGTTCTGATTACGTTGCGATCTTGGAAAGGGTGGAACTGCTCCGGCGCGACAACCAGATTTTGTATTACCTTGTCTCAATCAAGACGGATCAGAACAACGCGGAACGGGCAAAGACGATGAAGCGATTTAACGACTTCAAGAAGGCGAACGGGCTACCATGACACTAGAACAACTTCAAGCAGAGGCCCTTTCCCAGTGCGCTTTTCTCGGCGCTCAGATGGGCGGATTCCTTGGGAACATGACCACGGCCCAGCTCATGCACCGACTGTCGACGCGTCCCAACGCTGAGCAGCTTTTGGCCGACATCGGCGCGGGTTACTCGGCAAGCTCGGAGAAGACCAACGCCATGAACGCGGTTCAGAACGTTATCAACGCTTTCCCTTCCGGCGGCTAACAGAATTCCGGCAATGACCGGTGGTATCCCTCCAAGACGAAGAACCTACAAACACATCGCCCCGTGACCCGGCAGGCGCGGGGCATTTTTACGACCATGAATCCAATCATCGTTTTAGTTCCGGTCATCGGCAACGCGGCAACGGCGGCGCGGATGGACTTCGGCGCGTTCGTCAAGGCTCGCGAGAAAGACCGCACCGTGACCTTCGATTGGGTGCTGTGCGCTGCGCGGATCGGTGAAGGCGCACTGCACGGACTCGTGATCGGGCTCGGTATCGACGCGGCGGTAAAGATTTGAGGAATGCAGGGAAATGAGCTTTTGCACATGCAACGATGAACCTGTTTGCCAAATATGGGAAGGCGATTCCCGCTACGCTATCATGCGTGATGGGGCACTTGTAGCTTGCTTCGTAGAGACTAACGACTTCTCGGGGCGCAAGCACTGGGCGCGGGTTCAAAACGTCGATTGGCATTTCATGGCGGCCAAGTTGTTTGAAGCGGGGGCCAATGGTGCTGGCGTAGCCGATACAATAATGGTTTCGGCCCCCACTGAGGCAGGCTAGAGTGCCATCTTTCCCCAATAAGCGGCGGAAGCTAACCGACGGCCCCTCCCAGAAGGACGCGGATGGGCTGACCGATCGTCAACGCGCTTTCATCCGCGAGTACCTTGTCGACCTGAACGCAGGCGCGGCCGCCATCCGTGCGGGCTATGCGAGCAAGACGGCGCGGGACACGGGCGCGAAGGTGCTTGGTCATCCGGTGGTCGCGAAGGCCATCAAGAAAGCGATGGACGAACGGGCGAAGCGAACCGAGATCACGGCGGATATGGTTCTGCGTGAGCTCGCCAAGGTTGGCTTCTCTGACCTTCGCGACGTGGCGACGTGGACCGAAGACGGCGTTGAGTTCAAGCCTAGCGCCGATCTTGACGACGACGCGGCGAAGACCATCAAGTCGGTCAAGTCGAAGCGGCGAACGACCACGGACAAGGAAGGCAACATTTCCGAGACGGTCGAACTCGAGATAACCCGCGAGGACAAGGTCGCCGCGCTCGAGAAGATCGGGCGGCACCTTGGCATGTTCAACGACAAATTGACGCTCACTCATGAGTACGCTGACCTACCCGACGACGAACTCGACCGACGAATTGCGGAAGCTGAAAGAAGAAAAGCTGCGCAGGCTGTCGATGCGGCTGACGATTGATACCGAATCAGAGCCGGTCTTCCTTATCGACGGTGCCCGGTGCGAGTTACACCCTGGACAGCGCGAGGTTTGGGTATCCGAGTATCGCATCCTGGCGGTGTTCGCGGGGTGGCAGTCTGGAAAGACTGTTATTGGCCCTTATTGGCTGCGGAGGGAGATCCAGAGACGGGGAGCGGGTGATTACGCGGTTATCGCGCCGCATAACCCGATGCTCGAGAACAAGGCTCTACCCGAGCTTAAGAAGATTTTCAAACTTCCCTATTGGAAGTGGAACGGCGCTGATAACGTTTTCACCCTGACGGAAGCGGGCCAGATAACGCTCTGGGGCGAGAAGCAAGAAGAAGAGACAAGGGTCCTGCTTCGGCACGCCATGAACGCGGACGCGATCGAAGCCTTCACGGCTAAAGGGATTTGGGTGGACGAGCCGGGCCAGATCGCAGACGCCATCTGGGAAGCGATTCAAGCTCGGGCCCTCTACTACCAGGCTCGCATCCTGCTCACGTCGAGACCATACGAGCATAACTGGTATGTCCGCGACATCTGGGGCCGGTGCATGGTCCAGAGCGGGGATAGGTGGATCAGGAGAGCGGACGCGCCGGCGGATACGTGGATTGTCAACTTCACGACGCGGCACAACCCGAACCCAGGGAACGCGTTAGAGTACGACAAGCAAAAGGGGTTGCTTCCGCCTTGGAAGTTCTCCATGAAGTACGACGGGATACCGACCCGCCCCGCCGGTCAGATTTACGACTGCTACGACCCGGTTTACAACGAATGCCCCCGGTTCAAGATCCCGGAGTATTGGAACCTGCTTTATGGTGGTGACTTCGGCCCGGACAATACGGCCGGTGTTCTCGTCGCCGAGGAAGAGAACGAGAACGGGATTAAGACCGGCAGGCGGTATGTCTTCGCAACGTATCACGCGGGGGCGGAACCGGGCGCCGACGAGAAGGACACTGCGGCGGCTCACATCCGCAACCTTCGAGCACTCTGTAGATCGGCCGTCGACGGCGAACCGATGATGCCGAGGGCGTACGGGGGAAGCCAGCAGGAGGCGGGTTGGCGCGGATTCTGGACATTGGCAGGACTGCCTATTTCCAAGCCTTCGGATGGGAATGTTGAATACCAGATCGAATGTATCTGGGCCGCGATGAAGAGACGAATCGAAGGGGGCATGTTCCCCGGCAAGGCTCAACTCGTTTTCTTCGATGACCTGGCCGCGATCATCACGGACATCGGTGTTTACACCCGTGAACTTGACGACATGGGCGAACGGACGGAGAAGATTGCGAATAAGGCGAAGTTCCACAGGTTGGACGGGCTTAGGTCGCTCGGCCCCGACATCTTCGCGATGCCCATCACGCGGAGCGAACCGAAGCTCCACCGAAGGAACACCTTGGAACGGCAGAAGAAGACTGATTTAGAACGGCTTGAACGCTTGATGTTCAAAGGGAAACTATGAGAAAAACAGAGAAAGTGGCTAAGACTCCCGAGATGGTTGTCATCCCGGAACGACCGACGACGACGGCAGAGGGGGAGCTTGTAACAACCAAGTCCAAACCCTGCGAAGTCGAGGACAAGACTTTCAGTGTCGAGGTAACGGTTAGGCGATACACGCACGCCGGAGAGGTTCGAGGTTACGAGCTTCTGATTGGCGATCGGTATTACCCGGCTGACACTCTCCCGGCTCAGATGTTCGCGGAGGGTTGGAAGTGAGCCCGGAACAGCGCATGAGAGCGATGGAAGAAGGGCAGGCGAAGCTGATTGATATCGTCACCAGCCAAAGCGCCCAGATTGAGAAACTCCTTGCTTGGCACGCCCCTGTACCCGGCATGGAGCCCGAGCCGCAGGACGAACCGGCTGTCGAACGTCAGCAAGAGTTCGACCCTTCAGACCAGATCCATGAAGCCGTGGAAGTTCTCGCCGCCTACGCGCCCAATCTGTTAAACCCCACTCACTTCCTCAACATGGCCGTTCAGGACTTGCAGAACCGGGTAGCGGAGTTGGAAGCGGAATGAAGTGGGAATACATGATGTGGGTTCGGGATTCGGACATGCACCCATATGAGGTTCAGCTTAACAAGTTCGGATTTGACGGTTGGGAGTTGTGCGCAATCATCAACCGGTCCTGCTACTTCAAGCGACCGATTCCACAGGCGGCGGAGTAGATGCAACTCGCTAACGTCCTAAACCGCGCTCAAGTCTGGCCGGAACTGCCCGAGAATGCCCGTTACAAGGCGCTCCCAGGCCGTCCGGTCGTTCTGATGTGCCCAGAGCCTGAGAAGTACGGGGAACTCGTCTTACCGGACTACCTAGCGGGCAACCTTCGCCCCGATGCCGGGGTTATCGCCGCGATCCATGCGGTTGACGGTCTCGAAGTCGGGACAAGGGTCTATCTTCGCCCCTACGTAGGGTTGTTCGTTCAGACGGAAGAGGGTTGGTACCGGATGGTCGGGCGTGAGAGGTTCGCGGACGAGGACACGCTAAGCAATGTCTGTTGGTCCGAACACATCGTGGCTTTCGAGGACGGCACCCCAACACCGGGGAACGTGAAGATCCACCGGAAAGAGCAAGAGAGCATCATTCTCCAGCTTGAGAACTGGTCGGACCGGGTGGACATCCTAAGTGGAGAGCACCAGGGCAAACAAGCAATTTGGAAGTATTCGGATCAGGCGCTCCAGTTCGGAGACGACTTGATTGTCCCCGAGTGCGAGATTGAGGTTTTGTACGAATAGACGCCCGGGGTCCAGTCGTTACCCTGGCACTAGTTAGCGCGTCCGCCACCTGTTCACTTCGAACTCACCCCGAACTACCGGCAAGCCGGGTTATCGCAATCAGTTTATCATGAAACTCCCCAACCTTCAAGACAAGGCAGGCCGTGACGAACTCGCGCAATACCTGACCCGGTGTATCGAAGCCGGGTTACGTCAGCACGGCAACATGGACGACCGTTGGTCGCGCTTAGAGGCTATCGCTAAGTGCATTCCGACGGATGAGGGGTCGAACTACGACGAAACGTCCATGCCGCGGACTTTCCCGTTGATGGGCCCGAAGCTGGATCAACTCGTCGGCGCGGTTGTGGGACCTGTCCTGACATCGAAGCCCTACTTTACGGGGATCGGTTACGGAGAGTCGAAGCCCAAAGCACAGAAGGGAAGCGAGGTTAACCAGTTCCTTCTTGAAAAGAACGGTTTCGATCGGTGGTTCCGTCAAGCCGTCCGTAGGGCTACGACTTCAGAGCCCGCGATTGTCTTTTGTTGGTTCGAGGAAGGGGACGCATACGGGCAACGTGGACCGTGCGCGGAGATCATCCACCCCCGCAACTTCGTTCTGTACCCCGCCTACCGAGGGGGGATCAGGAAAGCCACCCTTTGCGCGGATCGGTACTACGCGAGGGCTGAAGACCTTGTACAAGGCGCGGAGTCGAAAGAGTTCTTCCCCGAGGCGGCGGACATCAAGGGGGGCGACAAGCCCGACGACGTTCTGTATTCGGGTTCTGTTAGACCTGATCCTTACTTGTCGGGCAACCCCGAAGACGACGCGATCGAATGCTTTAGGATCGTGGTCAAACTGGATGGGAAGTACCACCTCTGCAAACTCGCCAAGCAAAAGAAGGTCTTACTCTCGTGCGTTCCCTACGGTGTCGAGCGCCAGAAACTTGGGGAGCCGGCGAAATACACTGAGTTCTACCGGCCGGGTTACTTCGAGGTCTTCCTCCAAGAGTCCGAAGAGAACGAGTTCCTGCGTGAAGTGCCGGTGGCTCACAAACTCCAAGGGCTTCAACTCGTCTTTGACAAGCTCATCAACAACATGGTCGACGGCTCGGATATGGCGGCTCAGACTGCCATTATCGCGACGGGTGCTGTAGGCAACGCTGGGAAACTGATCGAATACGAACCGGGTTCCGTCTTGGAGATGCCGGGAGATGTGAAACTCTTCCCTGTCCCCACGACCTTCAACCCCGGCGAGATGCCCCAACTCGTAACCCTTATGTCCGAACTCGCGGACGCGGCTTCGAGGGTGTCCCAAGCCGGTCAAGGTCAAGAGTTCAGCGGTTCCCCGACGGCTACGGAAGTCGCGGGAGTGTTGCAGGGTCAGAGAATGGGACTGGACGAATACCGGTCCAACGCCTGTAACGGAATTGCGGAGCTTTGCCAGTTCAACATCACCCTTGCCCAGCTCTATTTTGAGCGGCTGATCGAATACTACGGCCCCGACTTCCCCGCCCAGTCCATCGAAGAGTTCGCCGGTGATTACACGTTCGAGCCTACCGGGAAGACGATGGAGTCAACGCCTGGGGCACTGGTTGAGAAGGTGAAGCTCGCTATGGAGATGGCGGGCCAACTCGTACAGGCAGGACTCGTTAACCCGATGCTCCTTGTGACCTTCTTTAAGATGGTCATCCAAGCCTTGAATCTCCCGATTGAAAGCCATGTCATTGACCAATTTATCCCTACTGGCCTCGGAGCAGATGCGGGAGCACTTCCGCAGCCCGGAATGGGCATGGACCCGCAAGCAACTGGAGGCGGAATCGAAGAAATGCTTGGACAGTTGCTCAACGCTGGATCCGGTGGCGGACCCGACGCGCTTAGCGCGGGCGCAGGGCAGATTGGAAATCCTCCAGTACCTGCTTTCTAAGAGCTTTGAAGACGCGACCACGGAAATGGTCAAAGGAGCATCATGAACGAAGACCCCGACAACGGCAATGTGGCAGTAGCCGACCCACCCGAACCCACGTACACCCCGGCCCAAGTGAACGCACAACTTGAAGCCGAACGACAGCGACTAGAAGAGTTGCGAACCGCGGATATCGAAGCCCGAGACGAAGAATGGCGTCAGTATCTCGCATCCCAGAACGAACCCGATGCCCCCGTAGTGGTCGATGAGAAGGCCATACGAGCGGCGGCGACCCAAGACGCCATCACAACCTTCAACGATATCCAGAACGCCCGAGACGCGGTTCTAGACGAATGCAGGGGTTACGGCCCTGACGCGGAGAAGTTGGCGCGAGAGGCACTAGCCAAGATCCCAGCGGCTCAACTCGCGGCACCCGGCAACGCTGATTTAATCTCGGCCGCGATTCTCCGGCAGGTTGTGAAAGAAGGGAAAGCCCCGGTTTCGATTCTCGGCCCCAACGCCGCCAACCTATCGGTAGCCACGACCACGAGCGACCCGCACCTATCCGCGTTTGAAAGCGCATTCGGCAAGCTCAGCGACGAAGAGAAGAAGGAGATCGGAATATGAGCAACCACGGCGTTGGCAGGACTCAGCGTGTCCCAGTGGCACCCAATCAGAACGTATTGGGCGAAGGCTCACCCCGAACCCGGCCCTACGGCGAGAAGTTCGTCGTCCCCGAAGGGATGCGGGCAGTGAAGATTTACACGGGCAAGCATGACGACCATGAGGACGTGCTTGATACCTACCTTGATGAAGACGGGAAGATCGGCGGCGAGATCGCGGATACGACCCGAAAGACCATCACGGTTCTCTACCCCGAGGAACGGTTCAAGCAGAACCAAGCGGAGATCGAACGACTTGCACGAGCGCGGGTCGAAGTGACTTCCAAGGTCGACGACCCTTCCGTAACAACGAACTCGGTCAAGCAGGGCGACAGCAAAACGCTGGAGCAACATGCGACCGATGCGGCGGCGAACGCACAAGCGGCGATCGCTCAAGCCGAGCGCGATAAAAGCGCATTCAACGGGTAACCGTTAACAGTTTTGGCCGTGTGTGGCGCGGTCGGAAAACAACCCTAACAGGAGACAACCAAAGACTATGCCACTACCTGGCCAGTACTCATCGGGCACGCTCCCGAAAAATGCCCCTCTCTGGCGTCCCGCGTCGAATGGCACCGGCGTCTACACCCGTAGGATGACCGAGGCCGCCAGTCAGACCTTCCAGTTCGGAGAACTCGTCTCAAGCGACTCTTCCGATAACGTCATCAACCTCGGCGGACTTGCCGATCCGTCGGCGGCGTCCATCACGTCAAGCCTCGGAACGACCCGTCTAACGGACCAGGTTCGGGGCCTCGCCCTGATGCCTGCCTCCGGTACGACCGGCGCTTTCGTGGACGTTGTCGAGGGCGACTTCGAGGTCTTCCTTCGGCTCTACAACGCGACGGCGACGAACGCGGAAGTCCAGGACGTGAAGGTCGGCGACTATGCCGAACTCTTCCGCTACAACGGCGCTGGCGACATCCAGACCGTTTGCTCCCCTGCCCCTAACGGCACGGACGGTATCAACAAGGTCCAGATCGTGGAGATTCCCGTCGATCGTTCGGCCACTGACCAGTTCCCCGGCGTTTGGGTTCGCATTCGTCCGGCGTGGCGCACTCTCGGAGGCGTGACCTAAGATGGCAATGACAACCACCCAGATGGGGATACTCGCCCGCGTTGGCGTTGACCGCATCGTTAAGAACTACGACGAGAGCCCGGATAAGATCTATCCGCGCTTCATTGGCAACATGTTTGACACCAACCAGGCGTACATGCTTGCGGCTCAGGTGTCGGACTTCTCTATGGCGAACGTGGTAGCGGAGACGGCTCCCATCTCGTTCGATACTTGGCGTCTCATCCGAAGCAAGCAGTACACCCCGGTCAACCGAGCCATCGGTTACCAGGTGTCCGAGCAAGCCAAGGAGACGGACCTCTACAACCTCGCCGCCCAGCCGGTCCCCAAGATCATGCTGGCGATGGACAAGACGGAGGAACAGGTGTATGCGAATATCCTGAACCTCGGCTTTTCCACGGCAACGGCGAACCTCGGCGCGGACTCCAAGTCCCTCTTCGCGACGGACCACACGCAGGACGTGGGAAGCGGTCGGAACAAAGCCTCTACGGCGGTTGCGTTCTCGTACTCCGCCTTGAATGCGGCGATTACCGACCTGTTGACGCAGAAGTCGGAAAAGGGCGATCCGTTCCCGTCTATGGGTCCGTGGAATCTTGTGGTTCCGCCGGCGCTCTATCTCTACGCGAAGTCGATCGTCAAGTCGGTGAAGGAGCCGGGTACGCCTAACAACAACCCCAGCCAGAGCGCCGAGCTGATCCAGGACGTTATCGTGAACCCGTATCTGACGAGCACGACCGCCTGGTTCTTGATCCCGGCCAAGAAGATCGAAAACCCCTTGTTCTCTCTGAAGCGCATCTCGCGCCGAACGAAGAACGATTACGACATCGACCACCTTGTCTTCAAGTTTGCGATCTTCGAGGAGTACATCGGTAGCTTCCTCACCTGGCGCAACACTTGGGGCACCGAGGGGGCTTAAATGGGTATGCGCACGGCACCGGAAACGAACGCCAGCGCTCCCGGCTGGAGCATCACCTACGGGGCTCAAAACCCCGGTAGCGTCAACATGGACAAGGCCGGTCTGGGGTTCGACCTCACGACCGGCAACCCGTTCATGAAGGACGTTTACGGGAACACCGTGTGGTCTCCCCCTCTTTTGGGGGCGTCCGCAACGGTCAAGGTCCCGGTTACGGTCCGGGTCGCTTTGTCGGCGGCGGCGGATACGGCGGGTGCGATTCTGGCATGGGCTAACCCTACGGGTGGCTCGATTATCGTTACGCGGGTGGTGTTCGATGTGACCACGGCGTCTACGGGTGCTTGCACGGTAGATGTTGGCGTTGCGGCGAATGCTACGACCTCGAACGATACGATCATGGACGGTCTCGATGTGAACACTGCCGCTGGCACGTTCGACAACATCGAAAACCAGGGCACCAACGGCAAGTCGGCTGTCAAGGTGACTTCCTCGCAATACGTGACGGCTTCCCGTGCTTCTGGCGCGGTGGCTGGAATGGTGGGCTTTGCCTACATCACGTTCATGCCCATCTAACCCAAGAGCGCGGATACCTCGGTTTGGTCAGGCCACACCTCGCTGGCCGGGGTTCCGCGCTGTTACCCTCAAGGAATTTAAACTGCGATGCTTAACCTTTGCGCCGTATCAGGCACATTCTCTCTATCGGCTGCGGGCGTTGTGTCCTACGACTTCGACGCGATCTACGGCACCGGCTTTATCGAACTTGTCGGCACGGGCCTAAACTTCACCGTCCAAGTCAAACGGCGGGGAAATGGCGCATGGGTCAACAGCTCCTGCATGGATGCCACGAACGGCACTCCCTACGACGCAGGCGATACGATTTCAAGCGCGGCAGGCAAACTACTCATGCTCGACGCCCGCGGTGTGACGGGTATCCAGATCACCTACTCTTCAGGTGCGGGAACTACCCTTTACATCGGCGCGGCTCCCTATCCGTTCACGGGTCTCGCATCCGGTGGCTACCAGACGATCTTTGGCGCACGGGCGGCAACTCTCGCTTTTGTCCCGACGATCACGGCAACGCCCGATTACAGCGCGTTAGACGTGGTAGGCGGTATTCAGACGATCACGGGCGCCAGTCTCGTCACAGCGCGTCCTATCAAGGTTAAATCGCTGGTTCTCAAGGACAAAGGCGGTCAGGGTCCGGCTCTGACGTTCATGTTCTTCAAGGCGACCCCAACGGGTGGAACTTATACCGATAACGGGGCTCTGGTCTTGGGCTCTGGCGACCTTGCGAATCTCGTGGGCACCATTCAGGTGGTCGCGGGCGATTGGTACACCCCGGTTTCCGGCTCGAAGGTGGCTTCGCTGTCCGGTTTCGATATGGTTATCGACGTAGACAGCGTTGATTTGTTCGCGCTCATCATCCACGACGGCGCGGCATGGAACGCGGCATCGACTTCTGATCTTCAGGTGGAGCTCGGAATCGAACGGCTATGAACACGCTCGAATCCAAACCCTTACTGAACGGGAGGGGGAGCGTCGTATTCCGCAACGGCAGACCCCGCCCGCTTCGGTATTCGGAGGTCAAGCCACGGCAGCGAATCAACTATGCCAACGCTGCGACCGGTTGGACGGCGGCTTCCGGTTGTACGGTCGGCATGGCGGATATCGCCACGCCCGAAGGCCCCACGGAATCGCTAGTTCGGGCGCTCGCCACGGGCGCGAGCACGAACAGCTTCTTTGATTACACGCTCCCGGCAACGGTGGCACCCGGCGGGAAGTACATCGGCTTCTATGTCGATTTCTACTTGACCCGGCCGACGACTTCAAGCACGGCGGGAACCTTGGCGGCGGGGACGTCGATCACGATCTTCATGTACGTCGGCTCGCTAGGGGCGGCGAACAATATCGCCATTTCCTTCGACGCTTCGTATGGTTGGAATCGGGTGTTCTTCGGGATCAGCGATTGGACGATCACGAACGGAACGGCGGCCTATGCTACTTCGACGTTCATGGGGTTCCGGTTCCGAATCCAGGGCACAACTGGGCACACACATTCGATGTGGATTAGGGAGATTGGCTGGATATGAAAGGATCACCTCTCTTAGTTGCCTGCCGCTTCGATGACGGCGGAATCTCGGGTTATACAACCGTTCGCGGGATCATGAACGCCCGGAACATCAAAGGCTCGTTTGCCATCATTGCGGACGCGATCGGGACGACGTTCGGTGGTTACGACCACATGGACGCGACCGAAATGCAGACCATGAAGGCGGAAGGTCATACCTTCAACAATCACACAAAGAGCCATCAACAGACGGTTCTACCGACAGCTTCCCAGGCGGCTTGCTATGCCGAGATTAATGACGGTCGCACGGCGCTCGTTTCCAACGGGCTCGGGGATGGAGTCTCAGAGGACATCTTCATTCCCCCATACGGTGAATGGGGGACGAACTACCAACTCGCCATCGCTCAAGCGAACGTCAAGATGACGGTCGGGACCATCGGCACCGGCGGTCAAACGTCGTATGGCACATCGAACGCGATCCTTGACCCGACATTCTTGGTTCCGACGGCATACATCGTCAGGACCACGACCACGGCCTACGTGGACCTGATCCTAAACACCGCCATCAATAAGAACACGTCCCGCAATGGAGCGTTCTTAATCCTGACTTACCATCATGTCATCGGTTCTCCGGCGGCGGTTGACATCGAACGGAGTACGGCGAACTTCACGACCGACATGGACAACCTAGCGGCGAAGATTGCGGCGGGGAAT